TTGGCAAGAAATGCCTGCATCTCAGCCCTTTCACTGCCATGCAAGTTATTGAATGACATTCCGACTTTCCAGAGAGACCCTTTTCTGCTTGCGGTCTGAACTGAGTTGGTCAGTGGCGACCGAAATGTTTTTGTGTTGGTCACAAGCTCGAAGCTGCTAGATGCAGGAATTATAGACGGAAATGAAAATGTGGTCATGCGAAACGCCTCCGCCTCATTAAGTCTTGGATTGTAGCAATTGTTTTGGCGCTTGTCTGATCCATTGCCGCTCTAATTTTGGTTTCAACGTCTGGCCCTGATCCTGTTGCGTCAATATTGTTAATCACAGTTACGCCTCCGCCGCCTCCAACAGCGTTTTTCAGGTTTTCATTAGTCGCAATTCTGCCAGATGTACCCATTGTCAATAATTCTGGTCCGCGCTCGCCGACCAAATATGATTCGCCACCTCTGACCTGACCGCCTAATGCTCTTGCGCCTGTAGCTGCCGCGCTTAAAGACATTGTGGCCGCGACAAATGGAGCGGTAGCAGCGATTGCCGCCGCCGATGCTGCCGGAGCTAATGCTGGGCCAACTACAGGTATCGCGGCAGTTGACGCAAAAGCATTTATTGCCGCCATTTGCTGTCCTGCAAGCGCATTAAAGCCCATTGCAACTCCTGCGCTAGCTTGCCCAGCTTTGCCCATAGCTTTCTCAACAAGGTAATAAGCAACCCATTCTGCAGCCATGTTTGATAATGCGTGAATTAGCGATTTTGCCATTCCTGTCGCCAAGTCTTTAAACGCCTCTTTGGCGCTACTTGCTCCTGTCAAAAACGATTCAAATGCGTTGCCAAGATTACTTTGCAGGCTTGTCGCCATTTGAAAGCCTAGCAAGTCCATACTCATCATTGACTCTTTGGTCAGAGCCATCCAATCGCTCATATATGTTGCTTGATCATTCAACTTTTGCGCGTTCAAGGCGGCATTTATTTCTGCTATTTTTTCGTTTGCTCCCGCTTCAAGAGCTAAATGGGCCTCCATGTACCGCTCATTGACGGCAAGAACATCTGCGCCTTCTTTTTCCGCCCTTGCGACAGCAAGCACTCGGTCACGTTCAAGGATTTGCTGTTGTTCAATTGATTTTCGCCTGATTGCTTCGATTTCGTTATCATTCGCAGCCTCGGCAGACAATAATCTTTTTTCAGCAGAGGCTATTTCCCTTTCTTCAGCTTTCAACGCCGCAGCGGTTTCTCTTTTTTCTTTTTCCGTTAGAATTTCAGCTTCCCTGATGTCTGCATCTAATAAAGCCGCCATCCTGGCTTGATCAGCCTCGTTTAGAGCTTTGGTGGCGTCTTTTGATCCTTCAATTAATGGCGCAAGAGCAGCGGTCCCATTTTCTTTTACAATTCCAAGCGCAGTTCCCAATAATGTTGCTTTTTTCTGGGATTCATCTATTGAATTGGCCCCGTCAACTACTGATTGCCTAAACCTTTTAAACTCTACACTTGAAAGGCCCGAAACACTTGCAATGTCATCAATCGTATTTCTAAGGTTGAGATATGTCGAAGCGTCTTTTGGGTCCAGACTTCCCATGGCTTCGGCCAAAGAAAACGCCTGTGGAACGGTTAACTTATATGTTTTTTGCAGTTTCTCAACCGATTCAGCGAAACGATCTAGCTCCATAATGTTTCGGCTATAACTATCAATCTTAAGCAAATCGTTAATATTGATATCTTTCTGTTTCAGCCTTTCCAGACTGCTCGCAAGACCGCCGAACCTCATGCCTGATTCGGTTTCAATAAGCCCTTCAATGCTTGTTTGCGCGCCTTTTATTACATCAGTGGTATCTTGTATACCTGATATTAATTCAGCCTGAGCGCCTTTAGACGATACGTTTGCAAGCTCCAGGATTCGCTTTGATAACTCGTATGTGCTGTTTTTTGATTTGACAACTGTCGCGTCAAGCCTAATGAGAGCATCTTTTAAATCATCGGACGATAATTTTGCCTTGTTCATTGAAGCATACAAAACGCCGCCTATCATCGAGCCAAACGCAATTAAAGCTCCAAAAACTGCGCCGCCGGGGCCAAATATAGATGCTAATTGGGGGCCTTGTTGGCCTAGTATTATGAAGGCTGAGGTACCCATCTGTGCTTGGACGGCGATATCCTGCAGTTGATATGAAACGTTCTGGGTTGCGCCCTTCATCGCGCCAAAACTGCCCTTTGTCGCAGCGGCAGCTTTGTCTATCTTTTTTATTCCTCTGGCTGTCTTTTCCGCCTGAACTTCTGACTTTTTGCCAGCGGTGGTCAATTCATCAAGATTGTCTGCAGCTTTAATGACGCCATCTGATGTAACTTCTATCATCAGTCGTGAAACATTCTCAGCCATTATTATTTGCCTCTTCGGAATACAAGTCGTCCAATGTTCGGATCACATCAATTTCAAATACTGACAGTTCACCGTAAATACCGGCAAACGCTTGAATCTCAGTGTAACTAATTGGGCCAATTGTCGCATTCTTTAGGCTGACAAATAGCGCCCACAAATAACCCAGCTCATTCCTCAAACTAGGGGAACTTTCCAATTCCCTCGGCTTCCGCCCCAATGACTTTTCGACTTGTTTAAGACTAGCCATACGGCTGACCTTCGATCCCTTATCATATCCAGATGCCCAAAACTGCCATCTAGCATAGACAGATATTTCGTCAATCAGCCCTTGGTAAAATTTTTGCGATCAGCTATAAACCTGTCAAGTTGCGTTGCTATGTTTGGCGAATTATCGTAAAGCTGAAGCGCCCTTTCTTTACTGAACTCAATTTCGGATTTGCCGTCGTTCAATCCGCGCCAACCAATAGTTACTGCCGACAGCAATTCAGACTCTCCGCCTTCTTCGTTGGCTAACAACTTGCGATGATAACCCCTTACAGCCGCTCTGTAGGCTTTTGAATCTATACCCTGTACCTTGATATAGAAATCAGTTAATTCACCGTCTAATGGGCTTACAATGCGTAGTTCTGCCCCGTCTTCATGTTTCTCAACAGTATATAAACTTTTAATATCCATTCATTCCTCCCGTTAAATAAGCGGGGCCGTTAAGCCCCGCAGGTTTTATGCCGCTGACCTTGTTATCTCGATCTGAGAGCCAGTGGTTTCGTCATACAATGCCACAAAATCAAGCGTAACAGTAATTGCACCTGGACCACCTACTTCTGGGTTGCCTGAGTTGTACTTGATATTTGGCAGATCAAACGTGTAGCTATTGCCGGCAAGGTCAGTCAGAACGAAAGACAAACTTGATGCTGTTTCAGCAATAAACTTGTCGATCAATGTTGCATCTTCAAAATATGCAGTGATCGAACCAGTTACAGTCGATTTGCCGATTGATGGCAACAATGTTTCGTCGCTTCCAACAACATATAACGCTTCCATTCCGTTATCGATTGACAGGTCTATTGTAGTCACTACAGCAATGCTTGAACCGCCCTCAGTGATTGACCCAGTAAATGAATCAAATGGCGCTGTGGTCGTTTCTGCGGAGTATGTTGCCCCGCTGATCGCTGTACTGGCGACAGAGAACGCTTTGCCAATCACGCTAAATGATCCAGTTACCATTGAATTGGGAGCTACAGCCAATGACAAGGCATTGAAACTGCAACCCGTTGACCGAAGGTATTTGCCGATGTCAGTGTGATGACGCTCAACTGTGTAACTGCGGCGAGTCGTGCCAGCAATCAACACATCTGTTGACCATGTTCCGGCCAGCGTCGCTTCAAGCAAGTCATCAAATGTGCCGTATGAAAGCTCGATGTTAACGTCGCCTGCTACGCTCTTATTGCCGTGTCGATAATTTGCTATCTGGCGGTCTTGGCGTAATTCTTCAGACTCAATTGCGTCTTTAGACAAACCAATCGTTGTTCCAGTATGCCGAATTGGCGTAAATGTTGGCGTAGTTGGTGTGGTGCCGAAAACGGATTCGACCACATAAGCCATGTCGTGCCGCGATCCTGTTGCTATTGTCATGATTTACCTCGGGGCTACATGAGCCATGTAATTGATTGTGACCGAAATTAAAAACCGATCTTCTATTATTGTGCCGTTGGTGCGCGATACATCACCTAATCGAACAGTGGTGCCATTGTACAGCAAATCAGTTCCGCGCTTGAAATGATTTGCTACAGCGTCAGCCTTGGCCTCTGCTGCATTTCTGCCCTTTCCTGCTTGGGCAAAAATATCAATTTGATACAATCCTAAATATTGATCAATGCCAGTTGTGCCAAGCCCTGCTTGAGTGGTTGCACCGGCAAGGTTTGTTGGCCGCAAATACATGCCTGTCTTGGTTGGCTTGTATACGGTGTTTTGCCAAGCAACTGGAGTTGACCCGGTTAAAGTGTTGAGTCGCGAATCAAGAGCTGAACTAATGTCAGAAAACGTAGTACTCATCGGTCTACCTTCTGCAATGCTGATTTTACAGCATCTTCAAATGCCGCTATTGATACCCTTACCATACCCATTGGTCGTTGTTTTCTGCTGTGGCCGTATTCAATTCGAGCAGCGTAAGGCAAATTATTAGTCATAAATAAAGACTCATCGCCTTTAACTGTTAACATTTTGGCGGTCATATCTTTTAATACTTTGCCTCCGTTTGGATCAATTTGCTTGGTAGTAGAGTTTTCAGGAGTATTAATTGATGCCTGCCAATTTCCTCTCAACCTTCCGCCAGTATAACCAGCCGGAGCTTTTCCGCCTCCTTGCCAAAAGTCAGGGTTTCCAACTGGCGTTGCCATAATTATGTTTGTAAACAAAGTTATTGCAGAGTACGCCCGAACGTCGTCAAGATTTCGGTTGGTTTTTGTCGCAAAAGCCTTAATGTCTGAGCTGAAGGTCATAATATACGTCCGTTCCAGCGGGTGAAATGATCCGAACATCCATCACTCGATAATCAATGCCAGCAAACAGGCAATTGTCATCAATGAGCGGCTCGCCATGACCGGCCTGAAACATTAGCCGAACATCTGCGGCTTGGATTGTTTCGCCGTTGATCTCAGACTTCGAGAACATCATTCGAGCGCCCTTGCCGGTGATTGTCAGAGTGGTTCCGCCTGTATAGCTACCAGTGACAGGGTTGAACGTATCGCCGCTTGCTCTTGTCAATACGGCTGTATCGCCAAACTCAGCGATCAGATTAAATGCCGTAGATTTTAGGCCAGCGTAGTTAAACACGATTAACCACCATGACATTCTTGACCAGCTTGGCCACTTTTGTTTCTGCTGCCGTCAAATAGGTATCTGGTCGTGAACTAGCTGAATACTCAACCTCAAGATCGCCAACTTTTTCTTTTATAGTTTCTCGACCCTGATTTGCCAGTGGATTGACCCCGCCATCAATAGCAATGGCAATCTCCATCTCTGATTCTTTTAGCAGTTGAGGTATAGCGTCAGACAGCACTAGATATGCGTCCAATTCAACCCCGTATCGAGGCCATTGGAGAGCCTGATCAATGTTTGATTTCGTGCCGTTAAAGTTTTTTGACTCAAGGTAGTCCATTGCCTGAATAATCAGAACTGATGCCGTACCCGTCAATGTAACGCCTCTGTCAGCAGCATAAGTCGCTAACTCGGCCTCTGAGACATAGCTGTTGGAGTTTGTGAGGCCAGCGCCCGTTTCAACCACTATTGTTGCCATTATTCGTCCTCAAGCCAGCCGTAAATTGATCCAGACACTGTGCAACTTTTATCCGATGATGCGAGCAACGCAACAACGACTCCCGAAATAAATTTGAAAGGCACAGGGAAATTGAAAGCTACAGTATTGTCTTGAACGCCAATTGACCCATAAGGCACTAATGCAAATGGGTTATTAAATATATTTCCATTGTAAGAATTTGCAGCCAGCCTAATTAACACTCTTGCCGTAGTTGAACCGCTAACACTACCAGCAGTTGCTCCGCTCAAATAAAATACCTTGCCTCTTGGTACCATTCTGGCACTAGAAACCTGAACAGGATTTCCGGCTAGTATTTCCGCGTAATTGTTTCCGTTATTTGTAAATGTAATATCTCCGGCGGCATGAGCTAAAGCGCCAAAGGTTATCATGTGAACTAAATTTATAAATCTGATATTTGTTGCAATTGTTAAAACGGGCGTTGTTCCCGTCATAGTTACAGTTTCAACTTGTTCATCAAGATTATTGTCTAAATAATGAATCTCAAGCGTTCTAATTCCTGTCCCTGC